CATCATGAAAGAGTGCCCCAATCATAATACCTTGGTGGTCATTGTCTACCAAGCTCTTAGCCAATTTAGGACTTGAAGCAGTGTCCCAAATAAAACCTTTATTAAATTTGATAGTCAAGTCACGTCCTCGGGTCTGAACACGGATCTCAAGGGAATGAAGAAGAACTTGTAAATAGGTTCTGTTCTTGTGTTTCATGAACAGCTCTGGAGAAACTGAGTATCTATTGTTAGAATACCAAGCTCTGTAATCATCATCTGAGAGTGGTCTGAATGACTCAAGATAACCGATCTTAGTCACCTTAGCTAATCTTGCTAAGGTTCTGTTTGCTCTTCTACTTTTCATTAGTAAAGCTCCTGTAATCTTTTAATAACATACTTTTTAAATGATATGAAGTCAAAGAAGAGATCTCCGTATTCATGGAACATGGCCATGATACTTGTGTCTCTAGCTAGGATAACTTCATGGAAGTAATTGTTACTCTGACGAATTGCTTCATCTTCTACCTTAGCCATGTACGCTTGTTCGAACAACTCACGTGGAAATGGGAAGTCCCAAGTAGTTCTAGCAATGTCTGTGCTAATAGTTAATAGGTAGTAACTTCGGTTAGTCGAATCACGTAGAAATTCTGAGATCATACTTCTCTCTACCTCCTTAGGAGTCTCTGCTGTAGGCAAAGGTAAGAAGTCATTCTCAAAAACTAATCGTAACTGTTCTGGCCCAATGTGTGTTATCAAACCTAAAAGAACAAGGAGCTTGTATCTATCAATATCCCTATCTTTAAGATCTGCATTCATCATTGGGCAGAGTTCCTTTATAGCTAATGCAAAGGTATTCCTGTAGAGTTCTGCCATGTTAGTCCCAAATAGTCTTCGCTTGGATGAAGCGAGAGTTCGTAAAGTTTTGAACTCATCTTTAATCCTAGACTCAAGATCGGCTTTCCTCAAATCCAACTTGCTCCTTTTGATCTGCTCTTCAAGGTCAGATACACGGGTGTCTATTCTAGCTTTCCAATGGAACACCCCTGCATCGAGGGATGTTCCTTTTGAGAAAAAGATTATAGCTAAAATAGGAAAGACCACGAAGAGAACACCGATAGCCATCATAAATAACCAAGGGTGTGTTAATATTATCTTAGCTACTAAATCTGTCATCCTTAATAATTCTCCAATTCTCGATTATGGTTTAGGGTCGTAGTCACCACTAAGTGACTTCTCGTATACAGCTTTAAGTGCAGTAAGAAGTTCTGCACCTGCCATTGTTTTAGTGACACCACCGAACTCATACATGAATGGTGATGTAACGATGGACATAAGTGAAACAGTCTTACCAAGGTTAGTCAAATCAACAAAGCTCTCATCATCAAGTTGACCACGTGAGAAGAAGTCTACAAAACCTTCTCCTCTAGAAATCGAATCATCTTTACCACGAATGGTAATCTGTTCTGTGAAGAACCGGACAGGGACAGTTTTTTCAACTAGAATCTTTTCATCTCTCTTAAACATAACACTCTCCTTTATTTAATTACTGCTACACTAAATGTATGGGCATCTACATAAACTGCAGACCCATGAATTGATACTTTAATAGTTACTGTTCCACTAGCTGAAACATATCCGAATAATCTGATACTAACTGACGACCCAGCACTAATCATAGAATTAACAAAATTAACACTAGGTGTGACTACTACAGGATCATTTACGACTGCACCTGTCAACCCTGTAACAGTGAAAGTTCTTGTATTACCATTCTCATAGTTACCTGCCGCGATATTAGAAGTGATTCCTTTAAGAGCAGAAGATCCACCTGAAAAAGTATTATCCCAATATTCTTTTGTAAGGATACAGTTAGTTCCCTGGTTAGCTGACCCTCCTGTAGTTGTGTTCTCATACCAAATTGAGAAGTTAGTAGTACCGGATGACCTGTTAAAAGTTAAGCTGACTTTGTTAAGAGTTCGGAAAAACAGATTAACATTAGAACTACCATTCATAATAACAGAACCAGATACCACACTAGTAGTTATCGAACAGAAGAATTTTAACACAACAAAGGACGAAGCGTCAAAAACAATAGTAGTTCCTTCTGTCAAAGAGATAGGGTTACCGATGATATTAATCTGTCTACTCACTGAGGAGTTTATCGTTATCGTTCCGGCAGGAATTGAAAGAGATTCAATGAAGATGAATTGGATATCTACATTGTTTAAAGCTAATTCAAATTCTGCAAAGGTTTTTACCACGGAGAGTCTATGGGACGAATACCCACTCAAGTGATTAGACAAGAGCGAAGCGGCTACCCCAACGTTTTCTTTACCTGTGTCACTCGGGTGGATATGGTCACCCCTCGCAAACTCCGCTGTCTCACTACCAATAGTTTGAGTTCCATTCATTCTAGGTAATGTCCCAGTAGCCTTAGCGTGACCATAGTTCATAGAACTAGATATTCCGTATGTACCAGCAGAACTAGAATGGTTCGTAGGTGCTCTCCCTGTGTCAACAGGGTGAACATGGTCTTGAGACGAGAACCGTTCTGAAGCACCTTGAGAGGCTGTCCCATTCATTACAGGGTTTGAATTAGAGCACTTAGCCGAGACCATAACATCATACTCAGAAGCATTATAGCGGTAGACTTTAAATGTCCCTGTAAGAACGTCATTAAACTGCACTACATTCGTATGATCATGGACGATAATAGTTTTCTTTATAGGAGACCCTGTTATATGAAAATCTACAAAGCCATTAATAGGGAAGTCAGTCGGCATCTTAATAGTTAAGGTAGCGTCTGTTGCGGTAAGTTCGATGACCCCACCTGCTGACCCTTTTGATACCCAAACTGTTGCACCCGAATCTTGAAACGTACCTGTCATTACCCCAGAGTCAGAAAGTGTTAGAGCTTTCTCTAAAGTCACCAAGTCTTTTGGTTCAGATATATCATTAATATCACACAGAGGTAATGACATAGAACCATCAGAGTTGAACTCCATTGCAAACTCATTTTTATGGCTAACACGTTTCTCTTCATAACTTGTGTTGCCCCCTACGTTGTAACCCAATCTAGTTTTGAGAACCTCATCAACGTACAATGTCCCTTCAACCACAAGGGAGTCAACGATTCCACTCCCAACACCTATTCCGATATTACAAACAATGTCAGAGCCTGTCTCAGAACCATACTTAGTGTAATACCCGAATGGGCTGGTCAAACCACCTGCACCATACGCAATTGAATTTCCCCAAGGAGTAACATCTTTACTTGATGTGACTAACCAAAACCAACCTTCACGAATTAAGAAGAGACTCCCTCTTGTGTAATAGGGGAAAGTTCCGTAACTACTCCCTGCATCACGAGTACCCGCCTCAGTCCATGATCCATTAGCAGATGTGTTGGTGACAAAACCAGAGAATGTTGGAGCCTTTCCGGTAGTCACAGGTTTTCTAACTTGCCACAGGCCGGAGTGAGCCAACTGTAATAGCCCCGAATCAACCCCACCAATGTTAGTCAAGCCAAGATCTTTACCATCATTCCCAACAAGAAGAACTTGTTCAAGATCTTGACCCTCAGTCGCTTCAGACTGTTTACTACAATAGGTGATGTTGTTACTTGTCTTGTAAGTAAGTCTTACCACACCATCCTTCGCGTAGATAGTGTCAATACCAACAAGTGTAGAGTTAGTCACAACAAAATTGATAGACCCAGTGCCTGTACACAGGAAGTCCATCCACTGTCCATTAGTCCAACCGGACATATTGACAGTGATTGTTGATAGTGCAGTATTCCGGATTACAAATTTACCTGTATCTGCTGAAGTAAAAGTAACTGTGTTACTAGCTAGAGTAGAATCATTATACTTCGCTAAGTCAAGCACAACTATTCCGGTCTGACCATTTACAGATAGGACTGTATCACTCGGAGATAGGAGTTCTTGCCAATTAGCAAGAGTAGAAGCTCCATCAACTCGAAGAATAAAAGACTTAGTTAAGTCAGTACGTATAGCTACATCTCCACGTTGTGCAGTCAAAGCTAACATACTCACTTGGCTATTGACTACAAATGTGTCAGTAATTGATAATTCTGGAACTTGATCCGGAGTAAGTTTTCCACCTGTGAGAGTGGCTACACCATTTGGAGCACCTTTCTCAGAGATAGAAATTTTACCATCAAGTAAATCTTGAATGTTTCCGGTGATTCCGGAAAGAGCAGTCAGTTCAGTAAGAGTGATAAGACTAGCTGTGATCCCATTCTCAGTGGTTATGACAACTCGATCCGTATCACCGACAGCTATCTGCTGTGAACGGATTTCATTTAACATACCACGGAGGTCTGTTGAGGTAAACCCTTGGAGAGCTTGTTTACCTATTTTAAGTATAGGCCCACCATCTTCACCGATACCCTCCTCAACAGTTATCTTCTCTGTTAGTGTTAATGACTTAAATTTCTCATCAGCAAACTCAGTCTCACCATTCTTGATGATTCGACTAACCGCAGAAACAACGTGGTAAAGGTCTACTCCATTAGAAGTAGACCCGTGAACCATATTGTCATTCGGCATAGATGGGTCAGCAAAAATGATCCCACGGTGTTTGTTTCGTAACTTGCTCACCAATGTGGCAAGAGAACCTTGGAAGAAAAAGATCTGCTTTTCGCTCATGGTAATACCTCCTGTATCATTTCACTTGTATCAGTATCTTCATAATAGATAGAAGTTTCACTTGGGTAAGGAACTTCTTGGATTACATCAGTGATGCTATCAATGTCAAATTCGAACACGTTCACTTTGGTTACAAAACCTTGTGACTGTTCGCCAAGAACTATGTATAAGCTACCTGTAGTCCCTGGCAATAAAGAACTATTTATCTTTACCCACTCACCAATTTTGAAATCTAAATCAATAGTGTTGAAGGAAAGAAAACGTCCAGGGACTGCATGGAACAGCATATTAAGTTCACCAACCTTAAGAGCAGTAGAATAATCTGACACAGTGTCCAACTTCATTCTGTATTCTTTCTTCTTATCAGCTAGATAAGATTTAGAAAGGATAAAAGGTCGTTGGTCTGGGAAGCTGTCAGAAGGGATCTTTCCATACTCAGTTCCTTCATCAATATCATAATAGATATCTAGTGAAGAGACCAAGTAACCCAACGGTAGGAACTCTTCATCATAATCAAACCCAACTGACCCATCTCTAATGAACAGGTTAGTCGAATCAATAACCTTAGTAACAGTAGATTCTTCCGGTGGAGTCAAATCAATGATCTCGATAAGACCTTCTTTATTTTCATAAAGGATGAGTCCGGCCTCCTTAAGAACTTTACTTGCGGCCGACATAGCTGACACTGTAGACGTTGTAACATACGAATGTTTCCAGCCATCACGCTTAAGAGCTGTGTCTATCCAATTCTGAGTCACAAAATATTCCGGTTTAAAACCACCTTCTCTCGTTAGAATTGAGTACGCTAAAGTTACAGGGTTGGCAGGGTCTGTCATACCTTTCTTAAACCAAATCTTTAACCAAATAGAATCATCAACTGATAAGTAGAATTCATCTGTTTGAACTAGACCGTCACGGTCTACAAGATTGATTGTTACCGGAGCTACTCCACCGGAAAGAACATCAATAAGTGAACCATCATACGGGTAGAATCTACCTTCTGATAGTAATCCAATGTTTCCTTGTCGGTCTTTAACAATGATCTGATTATCGTCAGTTCCTAATACCGTTGTACCTGTAATGTTCCAACCAAGATTACCACCTTGATATGATACAGTGTGTGCCCACCAAAATCCTGTAGTCTGTTTGGCAAGAACCAACACCTTCTGATCTGACAGTAAGGATAACTTCTTAGGGAGATTAGCAGGCCCTACTATAACACCATCGTCCGGAGTCACTTGATCTCTATACGGAAGTAAGTCGTCCACCTCAGCATAGAAATCATTTCCTTCAATTGACAGCTCAACGATGAAATTGAGATTACAATTACTATGGCTGAATGTAAAGAACTCTCTTGAGAAATCTTTCTTGGTAAGAACCTCATAAGATAAACTAAAAGATAAATCTTTCCAATTTGCTAGAGTTACAGGTTGTCCTTGTTCGGGAGTACTATTCCACAATCCCCAAGATACTTGGCCTTGTGCAATCTCTTGTACTTTATTTATCTGTAACACACGAGACAGCTCATAAATATTCTTATATGAGTTAGTCGAAACATCATGATTAGAAATTCTCGAACCGTACACACCATCAACTGAACTAATTCTCACAGTGCTTATTGCTCTGTAATCCTCTACAGAAACTTCTTGAGTCTGTGACGAGAATGAACCGGAGAAGATTGGTTCACGTACTGTCCCATCTAGTGATGGGATATCAAAAAGGAGTGAAGATGCACCATACCCAACATAAGAATCAGATTGTAAAAAGTCTAATCCGTACATAGAATAAGTTCTGACAGTTCCACTCCCCTCACGAATCTCTTTCATATTAGAAGTAAAGTTCTGAGTATCAATTAGTGGACAGTCTAAAAGAAGATCCACATAATCTGCTGTACTATCTTGTGTATAGATAGAGATTTTAGTCCCTTGCAAGATACTAGACGGCAATGGGTTTGGCCCACTCTCAATAACTAAAGCTGTCACAAAGAACACTTCACCTGTATCAGAGACAGTCTGCTCATAAACAATTTTGTTTACAGTGTACGTCCCATCTAGCATTCGGAATGTTACAATCTGTCTCTGAGTAGGAAGAGTCCTCATTATTGCACCTTGTGAAGTCATATAGTAAGGATTATTATTCTCTAACCATACTCCCATACTCTCACCGGAATAAAAGATTGGTGACACAGGGATACGTGGCCGTACAATAGGTAGAAAGGTTATCACATCAATTGAAGCTGTACCTTTTGACGCGTTCTCCCCTGTAGGGGAACCGGAAGGAGTCACAGATGTTAGTGACCCATTAGTAACAATATCCGATATTACCGATTCATAACAACCATACCCGTCAGTCTTGTAAAGAGCGTAACTTTTACCATAAACGTCAGTAGAGGAACTCTCTAAATAGTATCTAATAAATGTATTCTTAGACCAACTTAGACATTGTGGTGGTGAAGTGTTAAGTGAGTCCAACTCAAACTTAACAATGATTCTTGCTACATCTTGAACAAAGATAACACTACCACGTGCACTAGGTTTCATAACTGTTGAGTAAACTGTTACGTCATTAGGGGCTAAACTACTAAAGATAATTTCATCATCAATAATATTGAAGTTAGTCGAAACAGGTAAAAGAAGTGGCTTCTGATTAACACGGGTAAACTCGTCTCGTTTAGCCTTAACTAGAATACTCTTAATAGAATATTTAGTTGGGTTAAAGATAAGTCTAGTATTCCCAAAATCATCTTTGCGTTTCTCAAGTTTAATCATTGATGTTTTACCAAACATAATTGGTGACCCATCTACAGTCAGTTGAGCTTCATTCAGAGAGAACTTTCCTTTAACAGTAAACTCTACTCTTGAAGGATTTCCCGCCCCAGAATCTATCTGAGCTACCATCTTAAGTTTCTTTGTGTTAGTGTCCGGAAACACTTCCCAAAGTTTAATGGTACAACCTATGAACAGTTTTAGGTCAATGAGTTTTCTAACTAACGCGAACTTAAAGTCCTTCAAATTAGTTATCCCACCGACACCATTTAACTCTGATTTATCTGAGCCAACCTTGACACGAGTTTGTGTTACGAAGTCAATCTCACTACTTGTCTCCTCCAAGTCTAGTAAGTACCCGTTAAGAATCTTAGTAGAGAATAGGTTAGTCGAAACAAGTGCCTTAGTTGAGAAGAGGTATCCATCTTCAGTATCTAAGGTAGGTTTATCCAAGATTGGTGGATTCAATTCCCAATTGTCACCCTCTTTAGGAAAGACCTCTATTACTTTTATTGCATTCATCTTTTATCCTACTCTTAGAAATTCATAAGGAATCTGAATGTCATAGACGCCTGGTTCTTTGTAACGGAACATAATTGTGTCTGACTCAACTGTAAGTGAGCAACCTAATACAACAGGATTCTTCTCAAAACCATGCCCGAAGTTTACCATATCAGAAGAGACACAATCATTACCTGTCAATGACAAAGTAAATGGAACTTCACTTAAGTGTAACACTTCAGAGACAAACTTTCTGAACCCTTCTGCAATATCCTTAGGTACTGAAAGAATCAGTATAGAGTTACGACAGATGGTGAACGCACTACGTTCTTCACACGCGAAAGTCCCATCGAGACTCTCAGAGTCATACTGATTAAATCTGAAATCACTTGGTTCTACACTGTACGTTAAGGTAGATGAACCGGATATCAATGGTATTAGGTATGTCCCTTTATTGTTCTCAGCTTTTAAGGTTATATTTGTAAGACTCTGAAGTGGGTCAGCAGTTACATAGATAACTATATAGTCACTGTATGCTACTTCTCCCGCAGAAGTTACTTTCCACAGAAAGTTCTTGCCGGAGTCTTCTAAATTAGATGTATATTCATAAACAGGGTTAGTCGAAACAAGCACACCATCTTTAAACAACTCATAAGAATAGGTTGTTGCTGTACTTCCTAGAACTACCTTTGTAAAGAAAGTGTCTGGGAAAACATCTTCAGACTCTGACATTAAAACAACTTGGACACTTATAGTTCCAAATGGTAAGTTGATTGTGTTTGTTCTTTTCTTCCACAACTTTGTGTTTTCATTTAACTCAACACGGTCTCTGAAGTCATACCCATCTCTCGTAGGATTATACCAACCTAAGACAATACTCTCACTGATAGTTTGGTTAGTCGAATCAAGGTACACAAGTTTCACTGCACCTACGTCAGTGTTGTCATACGCTAATGACCCTTGCCACACACTTAAGATAACTTGGTTCGTCCCACTTGGTAGTGAGATAGTTTGTGCTAAAAGCCCATAGTCATTAGGGCCTTTGTTTGAAGAGTATGGTTCCGGAGTATATGCAAAATTAGTATTTTCGGGGCCTATTACTGCCACTGATCTCCATGAGTTATCGAGATCAAGTTTCACCCAAGGAGTTACATCTTGTGTAACTGCGATGGGAGTTCCCTTAACTACAATATCAGTTGTCAGACTTGGTGTCCCACCTACAGCAGTTACAGATAATGTAGTGACCTGCCCTTCAGTAGAAACAACACTTAACGGATTAGGGATTACGCTTATTGCCATTAGTACCTATCCTTTAATTAGTGTACATAAAAGAAAATTGCACATCATACAGGCCTGGAGGTTTTGGTTTCACCATACCTGTAGAATCTTTGACAGTCAATCGGCACTTATTTACAGGAGCACCTGTCCCCCTACCTAAGTCTTCAGAACTCACAGTCACTGTAAATTCTTTCAACATAAACTGTATCTTTTGAACTATGAATATGTAGAGCTTTTGGTAGTCATCTCTACTTAGGTTAGTCAATTCAAGTAGAACCACACTTCTAACTACTCGTGAACTGAAAACTTTCTTTACCCCAACACCTGTATACCCTTTTTGATAGTCTCTCAATGCAGACTCAAGTTTCAGATTATACGACAAAGAGACCCCCGATAACTCGAGGGTCTCTGAGGTTGAAGGTATAGCAATTGTTAATACTGCCACACTTCCCCTTCTTTCGTTAGTTTTTTGAACATTGATCTAATATACTGTTCACTACCGTATACTTCACCAATATGGTAATGGATATCACCACCACGTCCTCGTCTACCGCCCATCACAGCTTGGTCGATAACACTCTTAAATCCGGAGTACCCTCCGAGATCATCAACTGTTTTTCTCTCAGTGACCACTTCTCCTTCACTTAGGTAAGTTGGGATTAGATCACTGTTACCACGACCATCTCGGACAGTTCCACGTGAACCGAGTGCAAACTTCTGACTGTTAATCATAGCCACTTGAGTTAAACCAAGAGCTACCATCGAAGCGGCCGCTAGTCCTCTGAGAATACCATCTCCAGGGGTGTCTGCCGCCGCCCCAATCGCCGCACGTCCTGTAGAGATAAGGGCTTGGATCGAGTCGATAGCTTGCTGTTTCTTAGCTAGTTTACGTTTCTCGTCCAACTGCTTAGCATCAAGTTTAGCTTTCTTCTGCATATACTCTTGCTCAATTATCCCTCTACGGATAGCGTTGTCACCTGCAAGACTTACTGCCAACTCATTCTCTTCAGTTAGTCGATTCAATTGAGCGTCATGTCGTTCTTGCATTCTCTCTTCATGAGCATCATAGATAGTAGAGATAGCACTCATTGATGATTCATAAATAGTATTTATAGAATCAAGATTTCCTTGGATCTCTTTCTGATGTTGATCGCTAGATATCTCTTTTAACTTTTCAGCTACCTTAGCTAATTCCTCTGGCAGGGTATGAGGCGACGCCTCTAACCTAAGGTAGAGAGACTCAAGGTCTTTTATGAGAACCTTCGTAACACGGCTTGACCGTTCAACATTAAGTCCAAGTATCTTTAGTGGTTCTAAAGCCTTCTTAGTTTTATCAGAGTCAACACTGAAAGAATCGAAAGCACCTAGAGACGCTTCAGATTTCTTAATCTCGGTTAGTCGATTAAAGTAGTCAGTTATCTCACCAAAACCTTGAAGCTTGCTTGTAAGTTCTGGTATACCTTTTTCAAATACAAACCCAACAGCGTTAAGGTAGGCTTCAGTCCCTTGAGTACCCATTTCACTAGCTAGGCCTGTCAATGAGTCCATTTTGTCATAGAGTTCTTTTTTGATATCTTCAATATTCTTATTGAAAAGATCACGTTCCTTCTCTATGGTCTCACGGATTTCACCTTTTTTGCCTTCACTTTGTTTATAAGAAACTTCAAATACAGAAGTAGCTTGAGCAGATATGCCGGCATCCTTAACTTTCTTTAGGTTAGCTAGAAGTTCCTCTGACAGACTAACTTGCAATCCTAACCAAGTTTTTTCTGACCGTAGTGTAGGATCTTCACCTTTTTTCGACTTACCATCACCTGTAAGGTCTCCAAAAATCTTTAAGTTGGATTCCTCCTTTTTAGAAAGATCCTCTTTAGCTTTAAGGATACCATTCAGACCTTTTTGAATTTGTTCAGTAGACTTAGCAACATTTATGAATACATTATAATCCATTAAGTTTTTATCAGTGAGTGTCTCCTGTCCTTTAAGAACATGAAAACCTCTTACTAACTCTTCCATAGACATATTATATTCAGTAGCAATGTCTTTAAGTTCTTTTCTTAACTCATAGTTTCGGGCCCCTGCGTGTGTTGCTAGCTGTGCTACACTTGCTTGGGATAATTTAGCCTTAGCATCTTCAAGCTGTTTCCAAAGAGCAATCTTTTGATTGACGTACTCTGTCTCTTGATCCAAAGTTGTGCTCGGGTCATGAATCTTATCATCTAGGTCGTCAATAGCCTTTTGGATTTGACTAACCGCTTTCTTTAAGTTCCCAGACTTCTCTGTAAACTTATCAAAAGCTAAAAGAATCTTACCAAACATCTCTCGTTTATCTTCTTTGGATTGCTCACTAAGATCACCGAGTTTCTCTTTGGTCTGTGTGGCTTGTTTCTCGAGGTTCTTTAAATGGGAAGTTAAAGCTACTGCACCTGTTATACCTGCTATCCAAAGGTTAGCGTTACCGAGAACTCTCAAAGCTAAGGTTAATCGACTAACTCCAACCGCAGAAGCTTTTGCTGTAGTCCCTACAGTTGTAATTGCACCTACAGATGATTGGACTACTGATCCAGTGGCAAAAGTCTTTAGTGCGTCACCAAGCATCTTCATCTGAGCACTAAAAACCTTTACTGAGGTAGCCCCAATTTTTATTGCATCAAATAATTTAGTTGTGACGAGTAATGTCACTAATGGTTCAATATTCTGAACAACAAACATGGTTGCTTTACCAAGAGTTTCTAGTCCTTTAGCGAACTCTTTCACTGACTCGGGATGATCCATCAACCACTTGTTCATATCTCGGAGTTTAGCATTTATTCCATCGAGTGTACCATTACTCTCAAAACCTGTAATAGCATCAACAAAATTTATACCTAACTCTCTGACAAGTTTACCTGTTTGTTCTAACTGAACCCCTAATGAGTCACGGAGAGCGTCTGCTGTCTCTTGAATCTGAGTTTTATTCTTATCAATAATACCAGACATCTGTTCGTATCGTTCCATATTTTGAGATAAGAACTCTACAGGCCCAAGTGATCTGAGACCTAAAGTTTCAAGTGTTTCTTTAAGAGTAGTATTGTCACCAATCTCTTTAGCTACATCTATGAATCTTTTTCCTTCAAGGTTCATCCCTTTAAGAACGTCTTTTACTTTACCTGTTGGTGTAAGCAAATCGACTAACATATTCTTAAGTGCCGTACCACCACGTTCACCACGAAGGCCGGATTCTGCGATCATCCCAAGAAGAGTATTAGTCTCATGGAATGTCAATCCTAACGAAGCGGCCACAGGCCCAACTTCTTTAAACCCTTCCGCAAGGTCGGGGAAAGTTTGCATAGATGCTTCCGCAGATGCAAACAGTTGGTTCATCGCCCAGGATGCATGTTCAGTCCCAATCTTGAAAGAGTTCATAGCCGTAGCTACGGTTTCAAGAGTTTGTTCTACATCACCACCGCCTGCTGTGATTAAGTCCATAGTCACAGGCAAGAGAGCAAGAGATGTTTGAGCATCTTTACCCATACGTTGATACATATTTGCGGCCTGCGCAACTTGGACTGACGATTGTTCTACTGAGAGAGCAAGTGTTCTGAAACTCTTACTTGCTGAGTCTGTCTGACTCGGAATAGATCTAGAAAGTCTTTCATACACAGCAAGTTCTTTCGAGAACTCTCCTACCAACTCTGTTGAAGTTTGTAGTGCTGTAATCATAGCGTCAAGACCTTTAAACATTACTGCATTAGCAAAAGCTGATTCGAGTTTGTCTTGGGTGGTAGTGGCTATCTTTCCAACTGTCTGGATCTTAGCACCAAACTTATCTAGTGCCGCAGATCCTTTATCCCGAGCATCAATGTCTAGTAAGACTTTTGGATTACTCATATTTATTATTCTTCCTTTTCTTAATTATCCGGAGGTTAGTCGAATCAAGGAAATGAGCCATCGCTTCATAAAAATCATCGTGTGTCACATTTAATGGTGGGCACGTTGATAAGTATGTAGGGAGTCCACTTAAGGTAACCAACCCGTTGTGATCCCTTTGTGAGATAGCTATTGTATATTCAAAACACTTCCATAACTTAGGTAATGGTGTACTCAAAAGTGGGTAAAGTGGCAAGAAGTTGGCTTTATAACAACCACCTTCCTCACACCCACCATTTCGTAGTTCACAAGACTTACACATACTCGGACGCCAATCCCAATCCGAAGTAGCAGTACACCAATCACTTAGTTTTTTGAGGTGATACCTGCATAAGCAACTAGGATATCACCTAGCATCTCTTGGTCGTTGTTAATAACCCAAGAGAATATTGAACGCTGTGACGTTTCATTTATCTCTAATGGTGTTCCATCAGAGAACCCAAAACCTTTAGCAGAGACGATACTCTTACGAAGAAGTCTGTGAATAACATTATTTCCAGACTCTCCTTCAAGGTGTATCGCATCTTCTTCACTCTGAAAAGTGAATTTAACTGATATGTCAGAGTCAATCTTTGATGGAATTTCAAATGTTCTTGTTGGGCTGATCGCGACCATAATAAATCTCCAAGTTAGGCATTATTTAGATAAAAGAAAACCTACCTCTAGTCCCATACTTTGGGCTAGGGTAGGTTTGGTTAGTCGAATAAACTAGGCTCTACGGAGACCTGCAAGGTCTCGACCTGTCATTTCGTTGTATGGGTTCTTATTAACAACACGGATTACCATAGGGGATCCCATAACATCATCAGTGAAATACTGATCGAATGCGTGTCCACCACAAGTAAGCTCTACTGATAATGTGATAGGTTCTGCTGAAACTTCTCCACCATCGGGGCCTGCTTTAGGAAGTGTAAACTTCTTAAGGAAGATTTCTTGTGAGTAGAACCCGTATGAGCTACGGATAACACCTGCAAGTTTAGTACGGTTGTCACGCCATTCCATGAACTGTTCATCTTTAGAATGGGTGATTGTTGCTCCGGCAGAGATAGCGATAAGGCCATTGAGGACAGGGTCTGTCAAGAACAAACCGCTCTCAGTGTCCTGCTGTTTCTGAAGGGGAACTTCAACGTCTACATTCATCTCAGTTACAGGGTAGAACGTGTAGTTACCACCGTTGTACTTTGTTGATGCAACACCAATCTCAAAACGAGTCTGATTGTGGGCGAAGATGTTGTTTGATTCAACCATCGAGCAAAGCATATCATAGTCGATATCAGAATGGAGAGGGTCAGTTGTTTTGATACGCTCTTGGTCATACCCAAGCCATGAACCCATAACTTCAGTAAATTTCTGAGGAGCCCACTTGAATCCAAATTTGTAACATTTAGTATTCTGAAAGCGGAAACTGTACTCCGGAAATTTCTTAGCAAGAGTCGCCATACAAGTACGTCTATCGTCTACTGTAGCTTGATTACCAAGTGCAGTACGTTCAGATGCAGTGAACGCTCGGAACGCTCTACCGTCATTTGAAAGTTCGTAAGTATGCTCATACATTTTGTCCCAACCAATATAGGTAAGGTCAAGGAATGCACCTGCTTGGTCAAGAGTTCCCGCTTGTGTGTCGGGAGCGTTGTCCAAGAGGTAAGAGAATACAGCGTAGAAGATAACTTTGTTAGTGATCGTCTTAGCTTGGTACTGTCTAAGGAACGTGTAATCTTCACCATCAGTAGAGAATACAGTTCCTGCAGGAGCATCGGTTAGTCGATTCGTCTGGAACACAATAACTTTCTTAGTCTTGTTTTCCCAACCTGTCATCCATGACAACTGTTTGTCCATACCATCACAACGGTTGTTAAATGATAACGACTTGTCAAGGGTTCGTCCTACTTCACGTTCCCCTGTTTGGAACGCTTTACTTGTTACGGAAGTGTCTCTTTCTAAGACAGGTTCCGGATCATGTTCAAAAGTGAGGTAAGGGAAACCTGCATCAATTGACAACGGTTTAAGAGGAGCATCTGTACCCCAACCGTTGTGAACATCTACGCCTGTCCCCGAGAACTCATTTCCGAAAGCACCCGATTGGGTGATTCTGCTTGATGCACTCATCTTGTCTCCTTCGCACTATTGTGCTGTTAGGTTAATTAAGTCGATCGAGAATACGAACAACGCTACCATAAAGACATCGTCCAATTGAGCATTAGCAAAAATCTGAGTCGCTCCACCTACCTGTATATAACCTTGGCATGGTGGGTTTCCTTGAAGTTTATCATCCTCAAAAGAATAGATTAAGTTAAGAGCTTCCGTAGCTGAATCCATAATCATTATCTGATTTGATTCGACTAACGGTAAATTCGTAACTGAATCTTTTTCCTGTCTTATGAATATCTTTACAATAATATCCGTCTCTGCACTAAGATTTATCTGACCTTCATACATTGTTGGGCCAAACTGACCTTGCTCTAATTTTATTAGAGGGTAGTTAGAATCGGGTAAACTGTACGGGTCTAAAAGATCACTGATAATGACATTGTCTTGGTTAGTAAGGAAAGAGCAAGTCTGCATCTTTGCTTTGGTAGCCATCATCATCTCTGAGTAAGCGTATTTCGGGATGGGCATCTCTACCACCTTCCTTTGTTAATTTCTTCGACAATATATTCGTTAAGTCGATTTCTTGTCTTAAGGTAAGCGGGGAAGAAGAAAGGTCTGCTAGTTCCTCGAAGACCTGTCTCATGTCTGAATCGGATATTTGCAAGTTTCTTAGCCTTTTCGAGTGATCCACTTTGTCCTCCACCTTTTCTAGGTTTAAACATCTGTCTCCATTTGTCAAGCATAGCTGACCCTTCTCTCACATAAGAAGACCAACGTCCTGTAAAGTATTCCATCGGAGCACTTTTACTTTTACGTTGTCCACCACCTGTTATCACACCACTCAACGTCTTAAAGACTGTCGGGTCAGTTTTTGATTGTCTTTTATCAATATTTTGAATATCAATACTCCGACCACCTTCTAGAAGACCACGCTTAAGTCGTCCGGATCTGCTCGTAAGTTTTACAGGGTGCACCGGTTGTAATTTCCTCTTCATCCACGAAAGTTTATAATCCATAAAATCGGGAAGACCCGTTCTATTATCCATAATCTGATCTGCCGCGGTTAGTCGAATCAATGACATATACTTGGCGATACCCTTTTTCACTCCGTTCTGATATACAGACCGCTTGAAGAAGTCTAACTGATCCAATGCTATATCTGCCATGAAATCTACTGTGATAGATCCTTTTGATACTCTTCTAGCCATAGCCACTCCTTTTTATACTAGAATAGGGATACCCACTAAGTGAGTATCCCTTGTCTTGTTTATTCGACTAACCGATTACACGATTACATTGTCAAACAAGAATCCCCAATCCTCACGGACTTTGGTTCCACGCCATTCTTTGGCGCGGATAACCTGTCCATCAGTACCTGGCTCTGCATACTCTTCGATCTCAAAGTCCTTGGTGAACTTAGAGAACACAGCTTGCCAACCAAGACCTGGGCCTTTGAATCCAACTGACCCCTGTGACAAGACACCCAAGATCATCATCTGACGAGGATAGATATCTTCAAAGTTAGGAGTGTTTTCATCATCAGAGAAAGGAATGTTGTTGTAAGGAGCGGTAGTAGAAACGATTTCTTTAAGACCGAAATACTTACGAACAACTTCACCCTGCTCTTCTTTGGTCATGAGTGCTACGTTAGTCGTTGCGTAGATAGTGTTATCTTTCGCAATTTTCTTAACGAGCATATCAATGTAGTCTGGGTGTGCAATCTGTGTAAGGTGATGCATACGGAGACCATAACGCTTGAAGAGTTTTCCCTGTGCCGCTTTGTAAGCTTCAGAGATTTCGTCAAGAGTCATTGCAGAGTGCTTTTTAGCCGTTTCATCTTTGTAGTAATCAGCACCTGTGAAAGTAGTTGTGTTGAAGAGAGCTTCAGACACACGAGCTTCACGAGATGTTTTAAGGATACCGGTAGCGATAAGGCCCGACTCAGTACGTTCATTGATCTGAACAGTTTCGTTGGCCATAGCTTCCATGTTGTCCCAAGATGCTTCGATACCGTATACTTCGGTTTCGTAGAAGTCAGAACCCATTCCCCATTTAACACGTTTGTAAGAACCGTTAAACGCACGTGAAGTATCTACAACACGTTTGTCCTGTCCGGCAGAGATCACACGGATCTTAGCCATAGGTTCTGTTACGAAAACTTCGGGAAGAAGTTTAGAAGCGATGAACTCATCTTCAACAAGTTCTTCACGGACGATATCACGAATTTCTGGAAGCTCAGTGGCTCCATGTACAAACCAACCTTTAGACATAGTTGATCCTTTCTCCTCTACTGAGGAAGCCACTAAATTTATTAGTGGCTAGTGGGTTAGTCGAATAAATTAAATCTTTTTCTGAGCAGGGATAGTCTGTCCGGCAACACCGGCTGACATTGCTACGAGTGACGCAACATTCGTCGCATCTTTTACTGCTTTACCTGCGGCATCAGAACCGAGGCGGTCACCTTTTGCAACTGTACCTGCAAGAGTTACCCAATATTCTTTATTAGGTTCAAATGCTTCAACTGCAACTTTGCGTGAAGTTTCGGGGCCGAAAGAATTACCGACAGTTACCATGTTGTAAGTCAAGTTAGCACCTACAGTGATAGCTTCAGTAGTCTGATTGTAGGTAACAAGAGTTCCTACGGTCATTGGTTCAGTTCCGATTGCGAGAACGGTTACAGGGCCTTTAGCCTGCAAAGCACGCTGTTTTGTAATAGCCATGTTGACTATCCTTTCTCCTCGATATGAGGTTTATTTTTTCCCGAAGAGGGAAGGGTACATTGATCTTGCCTGGATTGTAGCGTCACGTTGTGAGCAGTTAAGGCTGTTCTTGATTGACTGAATCGCTTCAGCTTGTGTTTTTGGAGCATCTTCGCTGTCTCCACCTGTACCAACCGAAGGGTTGTTAGCAGATGGGTTAAGGAAAGCTTCTTGATTAGATTCAACCTTAGTTTCTGTTTCAGCGTCAACTTTGCCATCAACCATAGCTTCGAGAGTAGTAAAGTAGTCACCGTTGTTAGCTTCGAAAAGTTTACTAACGTCACCTTTGTACTCGATTTTGGTTGCTTTTTCTTGCAGTTTAGCAAGGTTTTCATAGTTAGCGATAATCCCGTTAGCTTCAGTAAGCTGATCTTTGACGTTAGTCAAATCAGCTTGTATAGCTTGGAAGGTCGCCATCTCTACAGTCGCGACTGCAGGGATATCTGATACGGTGGTAGCTACAGGGTCAACGGTTTTTGTTGCCTGTTCTTCGAGATTTTTTCTCTTGAAAAGCATTAGCTCTCCTTTGCTTTGGTTATAAGTTCTGTTAAAGTCATAACTCCATCCACTAAGAATGAAGGAGCGTTACTTCCGGTAAAGAAATCAGCCTCAGTCCCAACGATAAGACTTGCATCTACATCTCGGTACTTAGCTACTGCGCTAGTGAAATTTACATAAGTCTCACTAACCATAGATTGAATACGTTCTTCCTCTTCAGCACTCATAGGAAGGTTAGGGTGACCGAATGCTTTCTTTCCACCTGCACGATAGATAGTTGTTTTCTGTGTCTGGTTAGTCGAATCAACAGCCTTAGTAACTGTAGCATACACACCAATACTTCCAACAATCGCACTCTGTGAACAGATCACTGAGCTTGCCGCAGAGCCTGCCCAATAAGCCGCACTTGCCATTTGAGTATCTGTAAAGGAAATTACTTCAACACCTTTAGCTCGTAAGCTAAAGATTGCTTCTGCAAGTTCCGGAGTACCCATAGTTGCACCACCCCCGGAATCCCAATGCAGGATTAAAGCGTCAGCCTCACAACCTTGGATAATCTCTGCAAGACGTATTGTAGGAATCATTCCACAGTACGGTCGCATAGACCCTGTTCGTGGAACGAGCGTTCCCGAGATTTTCATGTAGTCATATGAACGTCCCGACTTGGATACAAAATAGTCAGTCTCCCAAGCGGACGATACAGATTCACCAAACTTAGTGCTCTGTTCCATTGCCACAAGTGCTTGGTATGCGTCAGTGTTATTGATTTTACCATCAAATACAGAGAGCATAGTTTCAAGACCATTGTGAGTCATTGCCCAAGGGGTATTATTCACAAATGAAATCAAATTACCAATTGCCATCGTCCTTTCTCCTTTCCTTTTTTGTATCCTCGTCTACTTCACCATTTTTATCTACTTTTTCGCCCTTACGAGTTCCCCCTTGTCTGTCCTGCTTAGCGTTGGCCTGGACAGTCTCCGGAAATTCGATTCCGTATTTAGCTTCAAGTTCTTTTCTCTTAACAAGGACAAGCGCATCCTCTTCGACTTTATCCAACGCTTCATCAATACGCTCACTGCGCGTTGAATCATAGTCTGTTCCTCTACGGTCGTGAATGTCATGGATTGAAGTTGTCTCATTTGTGAGTTCAGTCTTTTCACCACGGGCATCCTTCTCTGGATCTAGGATTGAAGATCTAGGAGCTTTAATATACAAGTCAATATCGTCGGGCTTAATATTTGTATCACCCATCATGTAGTATTCAAATAGGACACTTGAAACGACTAACCGAGCGACCTTAGTTGCCCAAATGTCCCAACCGATAAGACTCCGTTCCATTTTAAGTTGTCCACCTTTCCATGAGGAATAGTTTACATCTTTCAAATCTTGGTGGAGAATCTCATATGGAATCTGCATCGGCATACCTGTCAGTCTGAGGATACGTTTAATAAACATATCATCACCTTCTGAAGCAGGTCTAGGTATGAACGGTTGCAGAGTCTCGCCTGGTTTTAATGAAGCGATCATCCCTGGGGCTAACATCCCACGAACATTCATATCATTCTGATTTCTACCCGAGACTAGAAGATTATCGGCAGTCTCATTTGAGTTAGTCGATTGAATGAAACCTGCGATTCCACCACTTGTCCGTTTATTGATAAGTGTGGTATTAAGGTAATCTTCAAAGTATCTGTGCAAAGGAGTTGCACTTGTCAAAGGAGGTATTCCACGTGTTTGGTCTGCCGGACAGAACTTTCCATTCTTAACCAAGAGAGCCACACGTCTCACTACCTTTTCACCATCAACATCTGCTTCTCTGAAGAAAGGCAGATACACAAAATCTTCATCTCGTTCAGATCGTGTTGTGTATATACGGTTAGCATCTTGTAACTTACGAACAAATGCACCAACAGCAATACCATCTACCGTTTTAATTCCCTCAATTACTGATGGGTCTTTACGGTAAGCAGGTGGGTTCTTGATACGTCCACCATCAATCACTTCGACATAAGTCTTAAGACCTTTTTCTACTTTTGGATTGAGAGTAATGTTTACAAGACAGTCACCTTTCTCAAATGACATTCCTGCCACTTGTCTCAGAATCTCTGGAAGAGAGATATCTCGTGATTTGTTCACTTGTGCTAAGTCTCTGTTTAGCTTACGAGCTAAGCCTTTATGTAGCTTGCGTCTGTACATCGGCTTAACAATTACTTGGTCGCCACATACATGATTTACTACAGCTTCACGACTTGAGTCAGCCATGAAATTGTTTCGAATCAACCAAGTAGAGAGCATTCTCAACTTAGTGATATTTTCTCGTTGACTTAAGAGTACGTCCGGATCTTTTTCAGTAGAAAACCACTGACCACGGAAGTAGTCAGTGTTCAACGCTTTAAAGTCCTCTTGTCCATAACTAGACATTGTAACCTCCTCCAAAAGAAACAAATCTTGCGCCACCATTGTGACCAAGATCTCCCGCTTCTTCTTCCCGAACTTTTTCGTCAAGGTATTTTGAGAAGGCTATAACATCTCCTAGTTGCCGGAAGGTCGTTTGTAAGTCATTCGCACCTTTTGACTCTTCTACGAGCCACCGATCAACACGTTGTTCAACGAGGGCTTTTAGAAAGTTTGTTCTGATAGTAGACCAAGTTCCTGCCATTGAGCACCTCTCTTTGTTTATAAATAGGTTGTTGTATAACCGTAGTTAGATGATCCAGTTCCTGCACGTTGTTGCGGTTGAGAGAAAGGAGTTGTATTAACTTCCTCAACCTCTTTAGTCTTCTTGTTTCGACTAACCACATCACCTTCATATTCTGCAACAATCTGACATGGGTTATACTTCCAATCAGGAACCTCAAGCATATTACGCATTGTAGATGTACCGAAAGGAATATCAAGAGCAATAAAGTTGTGGATTTCAGCCATACGATAGTCAGTTTGACCACCATTTTCTTTAATCCAAACAGTCTTATTCTCTCCTGTTTTTTTGTTCTGTTCTTTTACTTTCTTCGCTGTAACAAACTGATTAAAGTAATCGTCTTCTACCCCATGGAATAAAGTCCAATACTCTTTAAGACATTCATTCTCAGTCATTTCTAGGTAGTCATATGTCTTAGCAAACCATAATCCAGGAATGTTACTTGAAGGGACTAACGGGACAGCCTGTTGTGTATTTCTACCTTTAACACGGATAGCCTTACTAAGGTATGAGACAATGTTTTTCATCTCAACTTCTCGGTGACCTGCTGTATCAAATGCCCAACGTCCAATTTTCCACTTAGTTCCAAACTCACTTGTGAAAATTCGTTCCTCTACATTGTCTTTAATTACCTGTGCAAACTCTTTTATAGAGACTGACTCTATCTGAGCAGGTAAAAACATTGTATCAGTCAAGTGAGTTCTACGACCGGAACCATGACAACGGAAAGTTATGTATAATCCGTTGTCTTGGGTATCTGCTCCGGCGGTTATTACTTTTGTCCATTCCGGAATTACTCCTCTCGGCAAGTCAATCACTCTGTCTCGGAGAGATTCTAGTGCCACTTTACTTTCAGACAGTCTAAAGAATCTAGCAAGCCAACACTGAATGAAATTTTTCATGTCGTGAAACTTACCTTTAACTTCAATAAACTTTCGTGCTATCCGCACAAACGATCTGAAAGGACTAACCATAGAAGTAATCCAAAAATAGTTATGGGTTTGAACAAAGTCTTCCCAATTAGGAAAGTCCTCAATTGTTACACCATCATAACCTGCCGGAGCGTATGCTCCTATTGCGTTCCATTCACGTTTTTTATTGTCATCCGGAAACGCGTGTTCTTTACAATATTTACAAATACATTTGGCATCTAACCCGTCCTTATCAGACCATTTAAGATTCTCAAAGAAGTCAAGAATCTGAAACTTACCACAGAGAGGGCAGGCATTATACCAAAAGAAAACCGTTGTGAAAGGTTTGTCAAGCTGTTGATGCAACAAATCCCCTTCAACTGAAGGGGTACTTGCTACATACATTTGACCACTACCTTCTTCAAGGTATGTTGTTAGTCGGTCTCTTAACAACTCGATTACGTTTGATTCCTCACCGATGGTTAGTGGAAACAACCGCAATTCGTCAATGATAACTCGTTTGGCGGGAGTAGAACTTAAAGTCCCCAACGATCCACCCCACCCAGGCTGTATACTCATCTCTTTAAATCTGAGCATACTCACGTTTAAGTTACGTGATTTTGGTTCAAGAACAGCATCATAGAGTTCTGGGGTACGCTCCACCATCCCTATGATTTTATCTTCGATAGCCTTACGTGCAGATTTCTCATCTGGAAAGGTATAGATAAGTGTCCCTGGGTCTTGACAGATACTGTCTGCCACAACTGTTTGAAGATACGTTGACTTACCACCTTGTGTTGGGCCAAGTATACCAATCGTTTCTACGCCTCTTCGACCTGTTAGTTTCAGAGGAGCTTCGTGGTATGGGGTAAGTGTCAAGTCGATTCTGTCTACTACGTTCTTCGTAGGATTCAATCTGATTCGACTAACCATCTCACGAGCCGGAAATCTTTCCGGTATACGAAACAAAACCTTTTCACCTTTAGACAGGCGGAAAGGTTTAATATTTTTAAGTTCATTATCCAAATTGAATGAGGTGTCTACTTGCTCCATACATCAAACTCCTTGTCGAAGTCTGCTAGTGGGTCAGCATTGAAATCATCAGCTTCAGCTTCCTCTGAGGAATCAACTAATGTGCGTTTACTAACTTCGTTAGTCAAATCAACTTCCTTACGTGACTCTGAAATACGTGTAGCAAGCAAGCGAAGACTACCATCTTCTTCCCACTCTTTAACTTCTACAACGTGCTCCTCGATACGTTCAAAAAGACTATTAAACAATTTGGTCAAAAGTTCTTCGTTCTGTCTGTTGTCTCCTGGAAATTGATTACTAGCCATTTTAATGAAGAGTTGTACCATCTGCTGATAACCGGATAACATCTCGATTACCCTTACCTTTGCAATGTCTTTCTCCATTAACTGACCAAGATCTTTTTGATTTTTGATCTGTAAGTGAGTGAGTCTCTCGTGCTCCTGCAATCCTTTGATAGATGCTAAATCTGTGTCAGCACCTGCACCCTTAAGAGCTGTGCGTATGTTTGTGAATTGCTTGTGGAATGCACAGAGTGTAGCCAACAGAGGGATACCACCACTTGTTGGAATGCCTACTTGGTCAAGGTCACGCTTTTGGATTCGTGTGAGTGCTTCAAAGCGACCTTTAGTCATATATGTTTCATCGTCACCAAAGAAGTTGGTTTCAAACTGTTCGGACATTTTTCAACCTCAATGGTTAAGTTTATTCGACTAACTAATTGGAAAATGCCCAACAGATTCTTAGTTCCTACTGCTCACTGAGTTCCTGGAGATGAAGGCAACCATAGCTGAGTTATTGCAGTAGAAACTAAGGATCTGTTGGGCACTTAGAGAGAAGACGAAATGCCCTAAACTTCTGCTCTCATATCTATATGAACAGGCTCGTAGCCTATCTTATTTATTCGACTAACCGTCTTGTGTTAGGACGTGCTAGCCAAACCTTAGCAAGTTGGACTCGTGAGAGACTTTCCTGCTAAGGTTCTTGCAATTGTTTATTCGACTAACCGTATTTATTCGACTAACCAAAAGAGACTAACTAAGTTAGTCGCTAATGGTTAGTCTCTGAAGTACAGTCCTTCGACTAACCAATTTTATTCAGGACGCGGTTTCCGTGCTAGCGTTCATTTTTAGCACGTTATCGACTAACTCGACTAACCACCTCAATTAGGGCATATTGAGACATTGAAAAGATATATCATGCCAAAAGGAAAAGCAAGAAAAACAATGAAAATAGTTGATTAATTGGCATTAATTTCGTAAGGAGTTGATTTTGAGTGTCCGATTATTAAGATTAATTTGATCTAAGTCATTGATTTTGCTAGAGTTAGCTATCCTTATTTATATATATATTTAATTTAATTTAATATTAATAATAATAATAATAATAAATATAACTATAGTATTCTATGTAAAAATTAAGTCGGTTAGTCGAGTTAGTCGATTTTTTGTCAGATCGCTCTGCTCCGGTAAGGGACGGGCACGAAAGGCTATTTAAAGCAACAGAGAGACGCTACAATGACCTTAAAACTATATTAGAGTAACATTATAGGCCTAAATGGTTAAAGGGCCTTAAAACGTCTCCCTGTGAAGGTTAGTCGAGAAGGAACTTATTAACTATTGACCTGTAGCAATTGCCATGCCAATCTCTAAATTAATCGTGACTTAATGAGCAGTTAATTAAATTATGGGCATAAGCAATTGTCATGCCAACCTTCTTTCGACTAACACGACTAACCAATTTAATTAACTCAAAATTAATTGGCAGTTAATTAACTTCGAGTTTCGCGACTAACCAATTTAATTAACTCTGACTTAATTAGCAGTTAATTAAAATTGAAAACAGATTCTTACAATCTTAGTTAGTCGAATCCCTGCACCGGAAGCGACTAACCATTAATTTAGACATGAATTTACATGAAATATAAGCATATTCAGAACTGAATTGACCTCAGAATTATGGTATTTAACATGGTTAGTCGAATAAAGAAGATTAGTTGGTTGTCGCTAAGGTTTTGTTGGGCATCACCACTAAAAAATTCGGGTGGTTACTGTGCGAGAAAAAGCCAC